CCCTCTTGACGTGCGGCGTCTAATTCGCTTTCCAGCTTTTCAAACTCCCACGGTTTAAGACTACGGATTTCAGAAGCTTTCCAAATACGAGATTCTCCACTATTTGAGGATACCTCCCTAGCTGCTCCTCTAGATACTGACATAGCAGCATCAGACTTTTTAGAGGGTTTGCTTTTGGTTTTTTTTGACAAACCACTATCGGCCTTGTACAAGTCAATAACTCTACCGGCCCACTTGGAATCTGTAGCGTTATTATACACACCGTCTGAAATAGAAGTGGGTTGACTTTCTAGCCACTCAATGAACTTATCAGAAGATTTTATCTCATCAAAGTCTGGGTGTAGTCTAAGCAACTCTTGATAGGCTTTTTGCTTTTCAAGTTTTGCTTCCCTTTCTTTTATTTCGTGTAGTTCTCCTTCTAAATTTCTGACACGGGCTTCTGACTGTGAAGCAGAAATCTTGTGAATTGCGTCGTACACATCTGGATACTGGCTCTTAAAAGAGTCTAAATCATCTGTGCTTTCAGGTTCAACTTTTTGTGTGGTCATAAGTCGGGAAACGTATTCTTCCTTTTCTTTTTTCCACTCATCTAGTTTTCCGTCATAATGACGTTTCAAATCATCGTAGCGTTTTTTGTAGTCAGGATCAGAAGCTTGTTTCTGTTGAGCGAAGCTTTCATTCGGAGTAGCCGATTCTTCGGGGTCCGATTCTTGGGCTTCTACAGTTTCCTCTTCTGTAGCCTCATCTTCATCCTCTTTGTAAACTTCCTCGCGGTAGTTACCTTTGTATAAAGTATTGCTATTGATGGTTCCAAAGGAGTCGTTTGGTTTGTTGGCGCGAACGCCTTTTACTTGCTTTGCCATTTAGTTACCTCACTTGCGGGGCCACTTGGCTGTGGGTAGCCGCTCCGGTTGTGTCGGGGCCGTCATTGACGGGTAGCCGACGAATCTTGTATGACTAAGGATTTGTAGTCATAAAACTGGTATCGGGTTCATCCCTAAATGCTTGAATACTTAAGTTTTGATCTACAGATTGTGCCTGTGGATTAAACTGAACAGGACCAGCAGCCATCGCTGCAGCAGGAGTAGAACTTGTCTGATCCATAAAGTTTGTTACACGATCGGGTGCGCGATTTGGAAATTGTTGTTTCATCTCCTCTTGAGAAAAAGATACGTCCGTACTCATTCCGGTGTCACCATACAACGAGGGATACATGCCCTCTAAGTTTAAACTGTTTTTTGCCAGTTCTTGTTGTACGGGGCGTATAAACTCATGCACTTGTCCGCCCTGATTCGTTTGGGTATATGCAACTTCATAAATGCCGTCTGCAATACCCTGACGAATGTGATCATTTGTAGATGTTTCAGGGTTCCAAAACAAAAGTGACCCGCTTGTAGTGTCTTCCCTGTTTCCTGCCAGTATGTCCTCTGCAATTTGACGCATTTGCATAAACTTGTTTTTACCATATTCTGTGGTGGATACGTCTTTGAGAGTCTTTCTAAGCGTCTTGTATTCAAGGGCGTTAAACTGGTACGGGTTGTTTCCAATTCTGCGAGTTACAACGTCGTACACGCTTTGTTGATCCCTGTACTCGTTGTATGTAGAATTCATGCGGTTAAAGATTACGTGGGCAACGCCTTCCATTCCCTCGTCACCAAGAACTGAAGCTTCTCCTATCATAGTCAAAGCTAAAGCATCTTCAGGGTTCATGCCCTGTATTAATTCAGCAGCTTTCTTTCGGGCGTTAGACACCCGTTCAGTGTTACTCTTACCGGGAAATTTATTTTTGAACTGGCTGTATGCGTCATTCAAAAATTCTAACGACGAGTCAATCCCACCTTCGTCTGTTCCTTCAGCGTAACCTTTTTTTTTAACAAACCCGCCCTCTGCAGCCTTTTGTAACCTAGCTATCTTTTCTTTTGTTTTAGGCTTGCCTCTGTTGTTTATCTTTGTAAGTCTATCCCGACCAATAACAGCCACGTCTTCCGGCGTAATGTACACCTCACCCTCTGATATCTGTATGTCTTGCGGTGGTGTGTTCTTTTCGTCTGCAGCGGGGTCATCCGTGCCTGTCTTGCGTCTGTAGGCTCGTGCCTCTTCTATCATTCTGGCAACGTCTTGTTCTCCTGCCTCTATCACTGCTTCTGCGTTAAGGACTATGCCAGTGGCTTCAGCCTTCATGGGCTTGTCATCCGCTACAGACTTTGCGTCAGATACTTGGGACGGTGGACGATTAATGAAACCAGACTGTTCAGTTGGTTGATTTTCGACCAGTTCGTTCATTGAAATGATTGGATCACCCTGTTGTGTGGACTGGTCGCCAGTAACAAAGCTTTGATCTTCAACCATGTCGCCCGTAGCGTATCCAACGGGTCCGCCCAAAGCACGTCCTCCGCCGTAGCTAGGATCGTCTCTCCCAGTTGCAACGCCTGATCCCGTCCTGCCTCCCGGATTTCCTCCGTCTCTTGGGCTGCTTGCCTCACGAATAGCCGTCTCAAGAGGTCCAGAAGTAGATGGCCGGTCTGGTTTACTTGGCGCACCCTGATAGTCTGTTCTACCTTCGCCTTTTCCTCCCGGAGAATATCCGTCGTCATTTCCACTTTCAGGGTCTTGTTGGTTGCCGCCTGTATCATCCGGTCTTTCATCATCAGCAGTAACTACGTCTTCAACAGCAGCAGCAGTAGTAGCAGAAGTCGTTGTGGTGGTCTTGCCTGTATTAATATCTGACTGGTTTGTTGCCCTGCCAATCATATTTTGCAGGTGTGCAATTTGATCTTCTACAGAAGTGCCTCGTCTAAACGCCCGTGCGCCATCCAGCCACGATCTAGCAATGTCTCTGGATTTAAATACGTCGTAGTCGTATACAACACCATCAATGACTGGTTTTGCTTGCCCCTCTCCCAAAGCTACACGAAAAGTAGTGGCTGCAATGTCTTCAAAATCAGACATATTACCCATAGCAGCGGTGCCACTGCCAAAGTTAAACGTACCACGAAGAGTGTAGCCACCTCCGCTAGTAGCAAGAATAGCGTCTCCCATGTCTCCAGTTATACCCGTAGGAGTATCTTTGCTAGGATCATCGTTGCCCTGCTTAATGCTGGCAATTAGGCCCGCTCCTAACGCAGAGCCTGTAATTAACTTTTCCATAGTCTTGGCTGTTTGTTGGGTTAGCCCAGCTTGCTCCAGTTGACCCCTGTATACTGCTCCTCCCGGAAGACGACGTATACTCTTTCCGTTCATTTCAAAAATAAATCCCTTTTCAAACATCGTAGCAGAGGGGTTGGCTTCGTAGGCGTCACGTATAGCAGCCATGTCTTTAAATTCACTGGCTATAGCCATAGTAGCAAGGGGATTGAACACGCCAGAACTAGGTATGTATCTTTTTCTAGTTCCTGTTGGATCAGAAACCGCTCGTGTGTCCGTAAGAGAACCAAGTAAAGTCAGGCCAAAAAGAGGAGTACCGTCACCGGACAAACCGGATGCAACCGTTCCCATCTTTTCCTCTGTGGACATCTTTAGTCGTTCTTCTTTTGTTTTAAATGTGACCCCACTAAAATTTCCAACACGATCTATACTGTGCTGACTCTTTAAGTATGAATTAAAATCATCGTACTTTACAGTTGCTGGATTTATGTACGAAAACTTGTTGACGTTAACACTTCCTGTGCTGCCGCTTTTATCAAGAAACTTTTGATCAAGTCTAAACGTTGGGGCTTCATCCCTGTCTGATACTTTGGGCGCAGCGGTGTTGTACGTAACGGTTACAGGAGCGGGATTCAGAGTATCTAAAATATTGTCAATTACAGTATTGCTATCGTCTGACTCCGGACGAGTCGTGTAGTAGTTTACAAAGCCATCATCACTGGTAGAGTAATAGTTATCGGCCATCGTTACTTTCCTTCAAAACTGCTGTGTGATTACTCTTCAACTTGAGGAGTGTTTCCAGTAAAACCAGCTTCCCCTGCAACTGGCGCAACTCCGACTCCGATTGGGCCACCGTCAGGGCTTGCACCGTCATTTCCTTGAGGCTGATCAGGTAATCCTGCAGCCCCTCCCATGCCTTGTGGTTGTTCACCAGATGAGATACCATCCGGGCTTGGTCCTTGTTGAGCATTTTGCATCATTCCTTGTAGCATCTGTGCGTATATCTGTGCTTCGTTTACGTCGTTGACTAAGCTGTCTGGATCAATATCTTGTGAGATAGCTAGTTCACGTATCAAGTTTGGAATTTTAATAAACGGAGCAAGCATCGGGTTAGATACAGTTTGAAGAAGCCCAATCAAACGCTGGCTGCGTACTTCTTTTTGCATCACGGCTGCTACACCACGGGGTTTGATCTCTAAGTCCCCCTTTGTGTCGTCCATTTCTTCGTTGAACTGCATGTTCCACTGGTAGTACGCCTCTCCCAGCGGTTTGAGCAAGTGATCGTCTATGTTCTTTACTACTGTCTTCATAGACAGGCTTGCGCCGCCCATGAGCATAGACAAGCCCGCTGCAGTACGTCCGGTACCACTTACACCCGTCTGCCCGTGCATGATCGACGGAAGGCCAGTTTCTTCGTCAGCAAGTTGCCGACTAATCTGATACATCTGTATGTTTTCACCAGCAGTGTTAGGAAACTTGAGGCCGTTTATTGCCGTTCCTGTTACGCCAGACTGACGACGGAATATCTTGCCGGGAAAGATATCCATGTTTTGTCCGGGAACAAGTGATGCTTCATCTACATCAAATACAAGGTTGCCAGCTAGGGCTAGGTTGTCGATTGCCATACGAACGTGCCCGTTCATCAGCAGTTGTGCGTCTTCCATATTTTCTGCTACACCAACGCCCCATATTTGATAGGGGTTAATTTCATACGGAAGAACCTGAAAAGGTATGCGGGCAGGAGTAAATGGATTGATTACGCAGCGGATAACATGCGTACCGCATATCCAAGCGTTTACTTGAACTTGGGCCAAATCATCAGGAATTTCTTCTGGGTCCATTCCAACAGACTCAGCCATGTCCGCATCAATTACGCCCCAATACTCAAGAACTTCAAAACGACTCTCTTTGTAGTACGCTTCGGTTTCATCTTCGCGGATAGTGTCTTCGTAGTATTTATCTTCGTAGTTTGGCCCTGTTCCCAGACAAGCATCAATTGCTTCCGCATCAAAGTGCGGCATTGTAAGAAGGCTGCGTAGTTGTTGACGACTCATTCTGTGCCGTTGAATAACATACTCACAGTCTTCAATCTCTACGGCAGCAGGATCAGGATAAAAATCCCACGCAGAAACGTGTTCAATACGTGGTACAACCTTTTCAAACGGATTGTAACTACGTTCTCCAGTTTCGTCGCGTTCCCACCTGTGGACACGTTTGTAAAGATTGAGCGGTCCCTTTACTACGCCTGTACCCAGCAAAGCAGACTCAAAAATGCTTTTACGGATAACAGTTACGGCGTTGGTATCAATAAGCTGATCGTGTATGATCTTTTCACACATTAGGGCAGACTGTTGGGCAGGAGATATTTGAGGCTCTCCAATATTAGCCTTTCCTTCAACAACAGGAGCGTCTTCCAGCGCAGACTGATAAGCACCCAAGAAGTGCTTGGGACGTTCGGCTTGCATACTACCCGGAGCGAGTTCTCTACCATCCCCTTCAAACCCGTATGGGTCTTCTGGAGAGGTTTGATCTAGCATGTCATCTACCGGTGTTTTTAAGTGAGCAAACTCCGCTACCCCTTCTGGCACGGGAGTAGACTCAACTACAATAGGAAACTTCTTGTTGGCAAATAGAATATCTACAAGCTGCCCGTACGCCGCAAGAACTTTAGTCTTTGTAATCTTGATGAATACCTTTGACTTTTCGCTGTCACGATACTGGGTAGTTGAATCGTAAATACCGCGAAAGTTTTTGTACGCCTGAAGCCACCGTTGTTCGTAAGCAAATCGTCCGTTTTCAGAGTCTTCAAACTTGCCACGAATGTACGCAGCAAGATTGGGCATCTGATCTTCGGGAGATGCTACGGGGATGGCTTCATCGTCAGCAGGTTCTAGAAACCTATCTTCCATGAAGTTTATCCTTTAGTCGTTGCCTTGTGGGCGATCATCCGCCATGCTAAACAGTGAAGCCTCTACCGTGGGCTTTGTCTGCTTCTTTGGCATAGCTTCAATCATTGGTCCTGTTTGTACGCGAGTGTCAAATTCCAAACCTTCACGATACAGAGTAGATGCGCCTTCGTCAGTATCAACGCTTGTTTTATCGGCATTCATAATGTAGTCTGCGCCGTAGTTGTAGTTATTACCGGGCATTTGTTCCTCCAAATTGCAATCCGTCGTATTCGTTTTGTTGTAGTGATACTTGCATTTCTGCAAGCTTTGAATTCTGCAAGTTGCTCTCACCACTATTTTGTGGGGGAGCATCTTCCATAGGGTATGATGCAAACTCTGGTTTTATGTACCCCATAGCATCTGTCTGGGGTGCAACATCTGTTCGTGGACCAGTACCTGATCCGCCGGGTGCTGTATCTCGCGCTCTCTTACGAACCTCTCTGTCACTGAATGCTAGTCCGGGAGGGAGAAGTTCGGATGCTCCTGCAGCCACGCCCTTCATACCTGCTATAAATTCAGAATCTCCTTGCGCTTCTGCTTCTTTAGAAGCTATTACTGCGCTACTTAACATGGCAACAGGTAATACTTTTTTGCCTACTTTACCGGCTACATCTAACGCAGCCCCCGCTCCAAGCTTGAGTTTGTTTACATCCAACCCACCTAATCCTTTTTTTGCAGCGGCTCTTGCTTTTGCAGGGTCTAAAGTTTCAGCAGTGTCAGTGGTTTTTACAGTGTCTCCGCTTAGCTCTGGAGTCATTTCTACCGGCTGTATGTACACCGGTAGGGGACGATCTGTTGTAGGATTAACAAACTTTCGTTCTAAACTGTCAAAGTATGTCGTGTTTAAACTAAGAACTTTATTTTCCGCGTTATTATATCCGGGCAGGGTTTTTGCGTATTGATCGTGGTAAAAGTTTGATAGTCGATTAGTATCCCGTGTCGCTGCATCGCCGTAAACTCCGGGAGCATCTCCAATGTATCTGGCTTGTTCTGTGTTTGAAGCGTAGGGGCGACCCTGCAACGCACCAGCGTTATTGATGTCTACGCCTAAAGCATTAAAAGCTGTAGCAGTAATACGACGCAAATCGTATGAGGTGAGATACGCAGCTTCGGGTGTTTTGATGTCAGTTACGCTAACCTTGATGCCAAAAGACGATCCCAAATCCCTAAGAACTCTGTTGATGTCACTATCACCTATAGGCTTTAGTTCTCCCTTTGCAGTTTTCTTTGCAAAGAATATCGGACTAGCCTTGTTGCCAAGACCAAGATTCTTTTGGTTCCATTCTTGCTGATCTTGAAGAATGGCAATAGAACGGCGAGAGAGGGGTACGTTGATTGCTTGATCGGTTTTGACGCCGGGAAATCCTACGGGAAGAAAAATGCCGGGAGGTCCACCGGGTCTTCCTGCTTCTTTAAAACCCATAACGGGTAAACCACCAAAAGCAGCGGGGCGAAAGCCACTATTCAATCCAAAAATAATCGCGTTAGCCACTGGCTTGTCAGCCGGGTTTTGTTTTACGTGTTCAACTAGGGCTTCTATTAAGCCACCTACTTTGTAGACATTAAAGCCAAACTTAGAAGTGTATTTCTTTGATCGGGGCGGCTTGATTACAGAATCAGCAAGAGTGAAAAACTCTTCGTTGATCTTCAACGCTACGTGGCGTCTTTTTACATTGTCTTCAATGACGCTTACGGCAGATATTAAATCCCTGTGACTGCCTACTGCCGTGTCATTAAGAGCCATAGCCAAAGGGTTTTCAGGACCGTCAAATGACCCGTTGAACAAATTTGCAACGGGCTTGTCGAGCATTTCTTTAAGACCCGGCTTATTAAAATTATTCTCCCAACCTTCTAGTTTAAGAGTTTTAGCACCCTCTTGCGTTGGATTACGAGCCTCGTTTACATACATTTGTACCACGTCCCGCAGCGTGGCCGTGCGAGGATCAAACTTCTCTGGTATGTTTACTGCTTTGCTTCCTGCTCCCGCCGCCATTAGTAACCAAAGACCTCATCTTGTACTTGATGCACTTGATTCTTTATAGAGTGCAACTGTTGGTGTATCGAAGCGTACCCGCTCATTCGTGTCATCATCCCGTAGCGCAAAGCGTCGTATGCGTGATCCTCTGCTTTTGTGTCTACGTCTTCGCTGTTTGTTTTGGAAAGAGGTATGCCAGCTATCTGCTTGACTATGTTGCTGCACGTAGAAAAGAAACGGATGCGCGGTTCCTCTGTGTACGGGTTGTCAGCTAGACGACGGTGTATTTCCATTTTGCCTTGAATACGGTTGCGGTCTGCTGGCGTCCAACGAACGCCCTGTCGCATCATTACCTCTGCTATTGACGGCCCAAAACCTGTCTTGTTCCAGCAAGACGAGTCAAGGACCGTGTAGTGTGGTAGCGGGTCTAGTTGTTCCGCTGCTAGTATTTTATCAGCTAGTTGTTCCGCTGTCAAGTGTTTTTCGTATAATTCTCTGTAAATCCATATGTTGTCGTCCCAATCGATTGCACCCCACAGAACACACGATGGTGCAGCATATCCATAGTCTGCCATCCGTATGCGAGGCCAGTTGGTCGGAAGTTCGAATGGTTCAACAATGTGCTTGCTACGAGAAAACTCTGGGAAGGCCGCTCCCTCTGCCACATCCCAATCCCCTTCAAGAAGCCGCCTTCGTTCGACATCTGGGAGCGATCTGAGCATGGCCTCGTATTGGCCGTCTGCCATCAGATGGGGATTGTCAGTCAGCCGTGCCGGTACAAACTTACGAAAGAACAGCGGCTGACCTGCTTTTTCGTGACCGGGGGGCCACACAAACTCGCGTCTCGTTTCTATATCGAACGCAGGAAAAGGCTTGTTTTCTGGGGTTCCGTCGATGTAGGTTTTCTTGACCCACCAACCACCCACTCCTCCGGGGTTGGCAGTGCAGCGCATGTACAGGTGTTGCTGGAGTTCAGGATCAGTAGTACGAAGGCGAGAACGCAGGTAATCCCAGACATAAGGTGTGGGGTACTGTGTAATCTCATCGATGCCTATCCAGTTGAACGCTTGTCCTTGAAAGCGGGTTACGTCTTTGTCTTTGTCTAGATAGGTAAACCAGATTGTTGCCCCAGAGGGAAAGTGCCATGTTGACTTGGACTCACGAAACTTTGCACCGGGAAAAGCTTTGACGTATAGCTGGCGAGACTTGTCGATCAGTTCGGTTAGTTCGTCCAGAGTGCGACGAAGCAGTAGACCGCGATGGTTGCTATTGTGACAAAAGCGTAACGGGTCCGCAAGAAGCGCAAAACTTTTTCCGCCACCGGCTGCACCCCCGTAAAGAACGTCGCGTTCACCAGCAGACAAAAACTCTTCTTGAGGCCCAGCGTTGGGCTGGAATACAATCTCACTATCCTTGACCAACTCTGAAACGGCATCAGGAAGTACAGCAAGGTCGCCCTGATCAATGACTTTAGTTTCTTTACCAACAAGTGCCTTTTCTACCTTTGTTATCTTTGTTTCAAGATTGCGGGCGTATCGACGTTTGTCTTCTGCGGCTTGAGTTGTTTTCTTTGCTCGACGCTTTGCTCCGTTGAGTTTTTTTTGGGCAGCACGGCGGGCACGTTCCCGCGTGGACAGATTGTACGTGGCTTTGGGTGCGTTGGGGTCTTTCTTTGGCCT